ATTTATTAATAAAAAATAATATAAAAAAATTATTATAATAAATGATTATTATAATAAATAATAGAAAAGATTTATAATAAATAGTAATATGAATGATCCACAGGATTTATTATATACAAATCAATTTATAAATACAAATATAATTAATCAAAATGAAATTAATGAAGAAAGTAAAAATTACGATAGATTTATTGAATATGAATCAAATAAAAATACAGAAGAAACAAACAATACATTAAAATATATAAATAATGATGACCAAGAAACTGACCAATTTAATATACAAAAATCATTTCATAAACCATTTCCAATAGAAAATCATAAAAATGGGTTTCCAATGTTTGATCCATTATTAAAAGATTTAAGTAAAGATACTTATACAAGAATCAAAGAAACAATTATTAATATAGATACAGAAAATAGGAATCCAATATTTTATCCATATAGTTCAAATGTTAAAATTAATCTACCTAAAACATTAAACAATATTCATCAAATAGAGATTAGTAATATAAATATTCCTAATTTTTTAAAATCAGTAAAATACATGAAAAATAATTTTGCGTGGCAATATTTTAATGATTATTATTTAAATACAGATATATCCTATAATTTAATACCTTTTCCATTATATAAAGATGGTAAATTTTATTCATACTTTGATATTCCATTTTCATCATATTCATTATTACCTGAAATTATAAATATAGATTTAACATATGACCCTTCTCAATTTTTAACATATCAAGTAAATATTAATGAAGGAAATTATACTGTAGATCAATTATTATATGAAATTGAAAAAGAATCAATAAAAATATTACATGCTGTTGATAACCAAAATGTTCTTCAAAGTAATGATGAAAATACATTTAAAATATATGAAGAACCATATTATTCATTTCCAAGTTTAAGAAATGGACCAACTAATTGGAATTTTGAATATAATAAACAATCTGGAAATATATTTTGTGTAAATAGAATAGAAGCTATTGATTTATGTAGTTTTCAAACTTTTTATGCAGATAATAAATCATTAACAAGTGATTATTTTAAAAAATATGATATGTTTTATGGATATAGTAGTTTAGGTTCAGAATATACATTAGACCCAAATTATATTTATATAACATTTCCATTATTACAAGATGTAACTGATAATTGGATTGATAATTCTGCACAAGCTAATAATAAAGAAATATATCCAAATGGGAATTATTTTAATCCTTATAAAATAAATCCTTTTCCTTTAGTAATAAGTTCTGACGCAAATGAGCAAGAAAAAGAAACAACATTTTATAATTTTTTAAATCAAATTACAATGACTACATTTTGGGACATAAGAGTTTTTACAGAAACACCATTTCCAAATAGTAATACTAAATATAAGGAAGATGAATTATATAATTTATCTTATTATAAATTTATTGATATAATAACATTGCCTGAATTAAATAATAATTTAATTAGAATTGGATTAAGATGGTCACCAATAAGTTCTAAGGGTGCTCCATTTCAGAATTCATTTCCTAAAATTAATTTTGAATATTTTAAACCTGTTATAAATGTTTCAATTATTACATCAGAACTTTTACAAGAATATTATTCAAGAAATAATATTTTAAAAAATTTAACAGGATATAAAAATTTAACTACAAAAATAGGAAGGGCTTTACCTTGCAGATTTATATATGGTAAATATAATAATAAGTTTCAGAATTATAAAACAACTTATGTAAATGATTCAAAGCAAAGTATAATGGAATATTTTAATTTTGCAATAGCAAATTCAACAAATGGAGATATTAAAAATATAAGTAATAATGGATTTGCTTTTATACATTCAAATTTATATGGAACAACATTGTCATCAGATGAGCCAATAAATCAATTTATTGATTCAATAACTTATTTTAATAATAAAAAAATAGATTTAGAATTGAAAATTGTAGATAATAATTTTTATTTAAAAAATAATAATTATATATTTTTAAAAATTAGTTTTGATGGAGTTGATTTAACTAAAATTCAGCAAAATCAAAATGAATTAGCTACAAGTGAAAATCAAAATCATGTTAATCAAAATTATTCGAATTCAATATTAACAAATTATTTAGGAATTGGAGAAACTGTTGATTGTTATAATGGATTAATGAAAATCAAAAGTAAAAAGTATGAAGGAATTTTTTGTAAAATATTAACATCAACAATTCCTGGAAGTATTGATATTAGAGATAATAATATATCAAGTAAAATTATATTTAATGGTTATGATAATTTATTAAGTAATATTTATAATATTAAAATTGAATTAGTAGACTATGATTTAAAAGAAATTGAAACTAAAGAAAATTTCAATTTTGACTTGAAATTTATATATAGTGATTCAAAACTAAAGGAAACAAATATAAACACAAAAACAAATAAAATAGATTTAGTAGGAAAGAATTATTAAAACTAATAAAACTAATAAAACTAATAAAATTAATAAAACTAATAAAACTAATAAAACTAATATTATTTTTTAAAAAAATATTTTTTATTTAAAAAAAAAATAATATTTATAAGTAATGGACCAATTTCAAAATGGAAGAGTTATAACAACAAATGAACCTATGAAAGATTTAGGAATGATTGAAAATAATAGTACTCAAAAAAATTTTCAAGAAGAAGCATTATATGGTATTCAAGAACAAACACAATTAAATCAATTATATTTTTCAAAGGCTAATATGGAAATAATTCAAAATAAAATTAGATATGAAGTTTATTTAAAAACAGATAAAAAACATATTATAGGTAATCAATCACCTGTTGAATTAGAAATTATTATGAGGTCTATATACTTACAACATAGTCCTAATTTACCAACACAAATTAAAGAACAAATTAAATATTTAAATGAGTTAGTTTCTAATTGGTGTATTGAAAAAATAATACCTGAAATATATCAATATATGGGATATTTAAAACAAGTTGAATATATGCCTGTTCCTATTGAACATCCTCAAAATTTATCTTCTAAAGGAACTAGAAATTTACGTTCAGTTACAACAACATTTTAATTTAATTTTTTATTTATTTATATAAGATTAAAGATTTTATTCTTTTTTATTTATTTAAATTTTTAAGAAAAAATTTATCTTTATAAAGTATAATATGATTGATTTTGTTATTAAATTTTTTGCTGTTATAGGTATTATTATATTAGTTGTTTATTTAATTAATTATATAATTTCTTTATATAAACAAAGAGCAGAAAATTCTGCTAATAAAAGAATAAATCCTCCTCCAGCCTATATGCAAAATAGCGGAATTAAATGTCCTGATTATTTTTCAAATATTGGGGTTGATAAAGAATCTTATAATTGTTCTAATAGAGATTTTAATATTAATGTTAATTCTCCTGATACTTGTTATAATAATGTTAATGATAAAACAATGAGATTTCCTATAATTCCTTCAGGAAAAACATGGGAATTTGGAAATCCAAATGGATTAACATCATTAACAAATCAAGAAAAATGGGATTTAGTTAGAGCAAAAGTTGGAACTGATAGTTTAAGTAGATGTGACTGGATTCAACAATGTGGTTCTTCACAAGGAGTTAATGGTGTATGGCAAGGAGTTAGTAGATGGTGTAACATGTCTGACCCATCTCAAGCATCTATGTAATTTATAGTCTATTATTTTTTAAAAAAATAATATATATAATTTAAAATCTTTTTTTTAATAAAATATTAATGGACTTATTTAAAAAAGTTTTACCTACTCATTTAAATGAATTAATATTTTATAAAGAACAAATAAATGAAGCTGTACAATGGATAACAAATTATAAAAATAATGTAGATAGATCTAAAAAAGTATTATTATTGATTGGGGATACTGGTTGTGGAAAAACGTGTATAGCACATTTATTATTTAAAAAATTTGAATATCAAATTATTGAACTAAATAGTACAGACACAAGAAGTCAAAAAAAGTTAGGGGATTTTTTACATAAAACTTTAGGATTTAATAATATTTTAGACATGTTTTATGAAATGAAAAGACCTATAGGTTTAATATTAGATGAAATTGAAACATTATGTCAAAATAATGATAAAGGTGGATTAAGTGAGTTTATACAAATATTGAAAGAAAATATAAAATATGAAAAAAATAAAATAAAAGAAGAAAATGATAAAAATAAATATAAAAAAGTTATTAAAAATGATAAGTTAAAAGTGGATATGAATAAATTTATATTTATTGAAAATCCAATTATATGTACATATACAAATAGTAATGATAAAAAAGTAAATGAGTTAAAAGCATTTTCTCATGTTATTGAATTTAAAAAAATTAGTAATGAAGAATATAAAAAATATTTTAATTTAATTAAAAAAAAAGCAAATATAAATATTGAATTAAAATTAGTATTATTTAAATCAATTATAAATCAATGTAATAATGATATTCGAAAATTTATTCAATCTATAGAAAATATAGCTTTATTTAATCAAAATAAAAATTTAAAAAAAATAGATGAAAATGATGTTATTCATATACAAAATTTAAATGATACAACTAAAAATGACATTCAATTAACAGATGCTGTTCAATTATTTTTTAATGAAAAAATTAATATGAAAAAAATGGATTTATTATTTTATTTGGATCCTTATCATTTACCTTATACTGTTTATCAAAATTTAATTAATTTTTTGGAAGAAACTACATTATCATATGAAAATAAATTAGAAAATTATAGTTTTTTTTTAGATTGTATGTCACAGTTTGATAAAACAAATAATTTAATATATGAAAATAATGAATGGAGTACTGTTGATAATTCATTAAAATTATATGGATTATATTATCCAAATTATTATTTACATAAACATAAATTTAAGGTAAAGAAGGAAATTAATATTGAATTTACTAACATTCATAATAAAGCATCGCAAATGTTAGTAAATAAAAAATTATTGTCAAATGCAAAATATAGTTTAAATAAAAAATATACTTCATTGAATAATATTGTTTTAAATTGTGAATTATTAATTAAATATTTTTATGGATTTCGAGAATTAATTATGAACAATGATTTTAATAGTTTGAAAAAAACAAAATTGATTAAATACATGAATTATTATAAAATTGATTATAATAATTTGGAAAATATATTAAAAATAGAAAAAATTAATAAAGATGAAGATAAACGTAAAA